TGGAGGATGGTGCTGTCCTCCTCAGCATGGACAACGCGCAAATGCTCTTTCGCAGCCGCCAGCGTGAAATTGTCATTCGGAATCACTTTCAGCTCCTCGCCACGTTGGGCACGATTATCACTATGTCTGCGCCGCCGGGGGTCACGCAGCGATCGTCCTCGACACCCGAGTCGATCCACAGGCTGGCCCGGTACTGCCCGCGCGGCAGCGCGGTGAAGTCGAAGACGGCCACGTTGATCAGGCCTTTGATCTCAGTCGCGCTCTGCTCGGTGATCTCCACGTCCGCCGACGAGGCACCGAGGGCGCTCTGCTTGTGCAGCGCGATGGCTGCGTCGGTGGCCTCGGCCACGGACCACGTGACGCGCGTGCCCGCGAGGCTGCCTGCCGGATCGCTGATCACGAACGGGATGGCAACGGCCTCGTCGCGGTTGAGGTTGATCGTGCTCATCTTCAGCTCCCTTGCAGTGTGGGGGTGTTGGGATGGCCTTGCAGCACAGCAGGCGCGGCGCTGCCTGCCAGTGGCCCCGGCACGTACACCACGCCCGCCAGCGGAGCAGTTATACGCCCCGGCACGTACGTGGGCGGGGCACTGCTGGCGGCTGCAATGCCGCCAGCAGCGCAGATGGGCGAGAGGCCGAGGCTCATGACAGCAGCGCCGATTTCCATGCGCCGCCAATGCGGACGTAAAGCCGGGAGTTGGTCGTGTCGATGGCGATTAAGCCGTCGCGAAGCGAGCCGAAGTCCGCGTCCACGATTGGCCCGGCCTTCGTAAACAAGGCGAGTCCGTTCGCGATTCGTACCGTCGTTGTGGCCGCGCCCAAGGTTAAGTCCATGCGGACGGTCGTCTTATAGTTATAGCCGTCGAATACGTTGCCGATAAAGCGAATGCCCGCGCCGGATTCCGTGTCGCCCATGGCGAATTGCCGGTTGCCGCTCACGTTATGCGAGAGGACCAACGCCACGCCGTTCGCCGCGTCCGCGCTCGCGTCCATCGCTTGCCCGACCATCTGGTAGCCGACGCCCGCGTTCGCGGTCACGAGCGCGGCGTTATAACGTTGTCCCGCGATTGGCGCATTCGCCTTGATGCTTCCGGTTCCCTTCGGCGTTAGGTTCAAATCAATGTTTGCGCTTCCGGTGCCCGCGCTTTCGGCTGCGAGCGTCACGGCACCCGGCGCCGTGTTGATGGCCGCGCGCTCGTAATTTGCCGCGTCGGTGTATGACGTATAGACGCGCTTCGATTGCGCGCTCGCGCCGTTGCGCTGTTCTACGGAATTGCCGCCCGCCGTGAGGACAATTAACCGCGCGCTCGATGCGCTTAGCAGCATTGCGCCAACATCGGAAACGCTCCACGCGGTCACGCCCCCGTCAGTCGTGGCCGTTACTGCCCCGCAATTATTGTTTTGGCTTAGTTGGACTCGCCCGATATTGGTCCCATTCCCAACGCGATAAACCAAGTTTTTGCTGCCGTCCCCGATAAGCGCGGGCGGGCTATTCCACGTCGCCCCTTGGAGTTTCGCCGCGTCCGCCGCTTGTGCCGAGGCGCCCAAGTAGCGCGCGTCGCCTTGCGTCGGCGTGAGAAATGCCGCGTCCGCTTGCGTTCTCGTGTAGGCGTCCGCGATGCCGTACCCGCTCAAGCTCGTGGGCGTGCCCGTCACGCTGGCCCACGGTTGCGCGTGGTCCAACGGCGCCGCATCCGTGATGCCATAGCCCGCGAGCGTGGAGGGCGTGCCGGTGATAGTGTCCCACGCTTGCGAGTGCGCATCGGGAGGAAACGTCGCAGGCTTGTTGAGTATCGTGCTCCAGTCCTGCGTATGCGACGCAGGCGGAAATTCGGTGGGCACGCCGGTGAGTGTGTCCCACGGCACGGCGATCGGTGCGTAGCGCGCATCCGCCTCGGCGGTCGTTACGAACTGCATGAACGCATAGGCAGGCACGTCGATCCAAACGCGCTTGGTGCCCACAGGCAGATCCACGAGCGCGCCGCCGGAAGAAGACGCGAGCACGGTGGTACGATCCAACATGCCCGCGTTGAACGTGCCGAGCCCCACCTCCCACGCGCCAGCGGGCGCACCCGCTGCGTTGATTGCTTCTATGGCGTAGTAGCAGGTATCGCCGTCCGCGCATACGGCACTGAACGGCTGAAAGCCCAGCACAGCACCCGCCAACACGAGCGGCCCCACGCCGCTCGTGGCTGACGTTTCACGTACACGATCAGCAGTCACTCGCATGGTGGGGCCTCCTGGCTAGTAGATCGAGCCCTTGCGGAACGCCGACAGCGCGTACGTCGCGAGGTCGGCACGCATCTCCGCGAGGATGGTCACGAGGTTCTTCACGAAATCGTCGTTCTGGAAGCCCGCCTGCACGCTGGCACCCTCGCGCTCGAAGAGCTGAGCGCCGACGGCGAACGCGCCGAGCAGGTACTTGCCCGCCGGTACTTCGGGCGACGGCACCACCGTCTTCGACCAGAGCGGCGCGAAGCTGGTATTGCCCGCCGGATTGAAGTAGAGGTAGCGCCCGGTGCTGTCCTTCGCGATCTGGATGAGCGCCCAGTCGTTGGGGTTGAGGCCGATGGTGTCGACGCTCCATCCCACCGATTCCACGGCGCCGATGCCCTTGCGCACGGAGTCGAACGGATTGTCGCCCGCCACCACGGCACCCGCGTCCGGCGCGTTGGGGTAGAGGCCGTGCATGTTGGCGCCAGCGCCGTCGCCGTTCACCACCTGCCACTCCAGCTTGCGAACGAGGCCGTACAGCAGGCGCGCATCGATGAAGCCGCGCAGCGCGCTCATGTCCGCGAGGATCTGCTTGCTGGCTCGCGTCCAGTGCGCGATGGTTTTCGGCGAGATCGTCTTGAGGGCGAACGTGAATCCCACCTCCGGCTTCAGCGTGTTCTCCGGAACAGCAGGCGTATTCGGCGGCCACGCGGGCTGTGCGTAGTCCGTGGTGTCCTGCACGTACTCCAGCACGCCGCCGGTCATCTGGCCTTGTGCCACGCGCGTGAACAGCCACGAGTTCCAGTCCGGGTGCTGCGGCATGATGCCCGACATGCGCGTCTTGTCCGGGATGGCGGTGGCAGTCGTGAGCGTCTTGATGATGAAGCCCACATTGGCGCTGGCGCTGGCATTGGCGTTGGCGAAGTTCGTGTTCTTGAACGTGTCCGCCTCCGTGAACAGCTCACCCAGCGTCTTTGCCACGCCGCCGCCAGCGTCGGGGCGGTTGGGATTGAGGAGGTCCGACATCTTCTTGAGCACATCGGTGAGTTCCTCGCGCGTGGCCTTGCCCGCATCGGTGAGCCCCTTGACCTGTTCGGTGAGGGCGTCGATGCGCGCAGCGTGCGCCTTGGCCACGTCGTCGCCCGTCTTCTTGGCGGTTTCGAACGCGAGCTGCGCGTCCTGCAATGCTTTCAACAGCTCTTCCATCTTGTCCATGCTGTCATGCTCCTTGGGTGATGTTCTTGAACTTGGCGAGCGCCGTGTCGAGCGCCGCCTGCTGTTCGTACTCGCGCAGCGCATCGCGCGCAAACGCGGGCTTGAACTTGGAGACGGCGAGCTTGGCCATCTCCGGCGAAAGTCCGGCCACCTCACGCAGCACGGTCTCCACATCTTTGAAGCTCTCACACGCTGGCAGCTCCTCCAGCGCCTTGATGGTGCGCCCGTCCACGCGGGCCTTGGTGTTGGCAGGGAACGTCACGATGCTGACCTCCATCAGGTCGATGGACTTCAGCGTGCGCGTGTTCGTGGCCTCGTCGTACGCGGTGTCCTCACGCTTCAGCGTGCCCCGGATGCTCAGCCCGTTGACAGCGCCGTGTTTCAGCAGCGCATGCACGTCGGATGCGAGCGTGTTGCCGGGCGTGAACTCGCCCTCGACGACGAGGCCTTTCTCGTCTTCCTCCACTGCCTTGATCTTGCCGATGGTGCCCTCGAAGTGATTGTACATCATCGGCATGGTGCGGCCCAGCGACTTGGCGAACGCACCGGGCAGGATCATGTCGCCCTGGAGGTCCCGATTGTTGAACACGCTGCCGTAGCCACGAAAGGTGCCCGCCTTGCCGTCGGCGCCCGCGAGCTTCACGAGCTCGATGCTCACCGCGTGCTGGATGAAGTCCATGGCTAGAGGCTCCCCTTGATGAAGGCATTGTCATCGATGCCTTCCCACGCCGCGCGAGTATCGCACAGCGCGGTGCGCATGTTGGTGACAAAATCGTCGTTGATCATGCCAACGGTTATGACACCGTCCTCCCGCAGGGTGAGCAGGCTTCCCATCTCGTATGGTCCCAGCACGTACCCATTGGGCAGCAGGCCCGGTTCGATGGCCACGTCCATGCCCATGAACTCGTAGCCCACGGTTTCCAGGCTGTCTGCATCACCATCTTCCCACGGGTCCGCACGTTGCGACATCAGCGTGAAGAACGTGGTCGGATGCATGGCAATGGCATCCGGCATGATGCCGCTGACTGCAAAGCTCTGCGCCGCTGCGGCGGCTACGCCTGCCGCGCCCGTACCGGAGCCGGTGCCCTTGGCGCTGTTGGCGATGTAGGAGCTGAGCGCTTGCAGGGATTCATGGCGTAGCATCATCTCCACGCTGACCGTGAGTCCAGGATTCAGCTCCATGATCTGCTTGCTACCACGCACGTAGGCACCGAACGTTTTCAACGGTTGCGGTGTTTCAGTGTAGGTCCACGTGTACTCAGCCTTCAGGCTGCCCTCGGACGTCTGCGGAATGGTGCCCCCCGCAATGCTCGTCTGCCCCATGCGACGAACACCGATTGCGTTGCCGTCGCCGATTGGCACCACCGGGACGAAATTGACGAGCGTCGGATACGGACCGATACGACTCAGCACCAGCGGCGTCTGGTACGTACCCATGTCAGCAGGCGGCTGCGTCAACGTCTTTACCACGTCGAAGCTCGTGGTCTGCCTGTCGCTGGCTGCGACAAGCGCCTTGCGAACATCGTCGATCAACATCCTATTCATTTCGGTGGACCTCCCGGCGCGGGCTTGGGTGGCGGCGGTTCTTCGCCGAGCTTGCCGAGCGGCACGAGGTTCACCTGCACGGTGAGCGCGTCTGCGTTCGGCTCCGTTGAAGCGGGTGCGTTTTCCTTGCGACGTACTTCGTTCCTGGTCATCAGACCGTTCTGCACTGCGGTGGAGTAGTAGGCTGCACGGCCCGCGCTGTCGGCGCGCAGGAGGGCGTCGAGGTTGAACTCGCAGTAGAGACCCGCCTTGCGCTCGTCCTCGGTGAGCAGGTTGAGATTCCAGCTCTGCTCGAAGCGCGTCAGGTACGGGCGCAGCGTGTACGTGAGGAAGCCGAGATTCATCTGCTCCAGCCCGGTGCCCCACGTCGTGGCCTTCTCGCTGTCGTTGACCATGTAACTCGGCACGCGGTAGATGCGGCAGATATCCTGCACGCTGAACTTGAGCTGCTCCATCATCTGCGCCTGCTCGGGCGTGATGGTGAGCTGCTGGTACTTGAAGCCCGCCTCCAGAACGAAGAGCCGAGTATTGTTGTTTTCGAGCTCAGCGAAATTCTGGCGCACCGCATCACGCTGTCCGGGCTTGAACACGTGGTCCACCATCAGCACGCCGCTCGGCTTGTTTCCGCGTGATGCGAAGTTCGCCATGTTGTTCTGCATGGAGCTGGCGGCATACAGCGTGCTGCGCGCGTACCCCAGCGGGCTGAGCCCCTTGAGCCCGTTGCCGAACAGACGCACCTGCATCACTTCGTTGTTCACGTACGTCTTGGGCAGGTTGCCATCAGGCAGGTACGTGAACTTGCGACTGCCGGTGTTGCGGTCCACTTCGATGTACATCTGCGCAGCCGCGAGTGGCCAGATGCCATACACTCGCTTGCCCGCGCGCATGGGCACGTCGTAGCAATTGCCATCGGTGAGCAGGTTGAGCATCTGCTGCTCCAGCCACTCGACGCGCGTCATCATCGAGTTGGGACTGTCGTGCAGCAAGGTCCACAACGGGTGGTCACGCAGTTCCTCGCGGCTGCCGTCGGGCATCTTGCGGTACACGCACACCGGCAGGCTGCCCACCAGCTCGGCCAGCAGGCGCACGCAAGCCCACACGGTACTGATTTGCAGCGCGGCAAAGGCCCCGCCCACGCCTGCGCCATAGTTACCTTGCAGGCCGGGGCCTTGCGCAAGCCCGGTGCCGCCCCCGTAATAACCCGGCATGCTCGGCCCGCGCGTGAAGAAGATGCCACGCAGAGTGTTGAACCACGAGTCCCAGAACCCCGTGCTCTGCTGCGTGACCTGACCTTGCGCTGTTGTCATCTCAGCCTCCGTCAAGCTCCGAGATTACTTGCCGGCGAAGCGTCCATGATCGTCACGCGGCTGGTCGCCGCCACCGCCGGACATGCGGCTTTCCAGCTCCTTGGCCTGCCGCAGAAAGTGATCGATGTGCGCCGGATTCTTGGCCTCCGACGCAGCCACGTAAAGCGAGTGCAGCGTCTTGAGATTCTCCGCGTGGTTTGCCGCTGCCGGACGTGCTCCCACTGCACGAAAGTTCTTCAGACCCATGATCTTCTCCTTTATCCAGAAATGACACCAGAGTTGAGCATCGCAGCGAAATCGCCCTCAGGGTCTCCCGAGTAGATGGCCATGAACGCCATGATCGCTGCCACAGCCACGTCGATCTTCTGCCGCGCGCCGTTGCGCCGTGGAAAGAGGTTATCGTTACGATCCGGCTGCACCTCGACGTTGCTCATGCACCACGCGAAGATGGGATTGCCGTCATACTCCACCTTGCCTGCATCGATGAGCGCGGCGAGCCACTTCATTGGATCGCTGAGGAACTTGACGGTCTGCGGCACTTCCACCGGCGTGAGGCCAGCCGCTTCGAGCTGAGGCACCATGGTCTGCGCGTTGTAGGGGTCGAAGCGCACGCTTTCCATGCGCCAGAGCGTCTCGCTATCTGCGAGGGTATCGTCCACCATGCGCTGGATGTCCACGATGGCACCGGGCGTGACGGTGAGCCAGCCTTCGTCGCGCCACTGACGGTAGATCACGTTCTCGGGTCTGTCGACGGTGCCCGCTGGCAGGTACACGTTGCAGAAGAAGCGGTAGATGTCACCCACGCGCACGCACGCCACCCGCGCTGTCAAGTCGTTCTTGCTCGACAGGTCTATGCCTATGCCCGCCGTGTAGCCTGCGTGGTCCTCGCGCTTGAGCGCGGGGCGGCTGCACTCCAGCAGCTTGTCGCTGTTCACCCATGGGCTGCCCGCGTTGACCCAGATGTTGAGGTGCTTGCGCTTGTACACGCTCACCTTGCGCGGGTCCGCGATGGCCTCGGTGCGCATCTGGATGAGGTGGTCCTTGAACACGCTGACGCCGAGATTGGGATTGGCCTTGGCCATCGCCTCGTCGCTGTCCCACTCGTCTTCCTTGTCGGGCTCGAAGATGAAGGCCAGCAGCGCGTCGTTGCGCACGCTGCCGTCGAGCACCTTGCACACCTCCTGGTAGAACGAGTAGCACGGCAGGCTGATGTCGTCGCCCGCCGTGGTGGTGATCAGCAGTATGGGCTGCTCGCGGCTGCCCATGCCGGTGCGCATCGTCTCCACCATCTCATCGGTGGGATGCTCATGGTACTCGTCCACCACGGCGAAGTGAGGGTTCGTGCCATCGCCGGGCTTGCCGATCATGGTGACGAACGTGCCGTTATTGACCGGGCACACGATCTTGATCTTGTACGCCACCAGTCCGTGGGTGATGACGAGCTCAGGGGTCTTCAGCAGCATGGCCTTGGCGGCGTCGAACACGATCTCCGCCTGCAACTCGCTGGTGGCACCGCACAGCACCTCAGGCCCCTCTTCGCCGTCCGCTCCCAGCATGTAGAGCGCCAGCGCGGCCGCGAGGGAGCTCTTGGCGTTCTTGCGTCCCACGAACAGAATCGCAAGGCTGTGCTTGCGCGCTCCATCGCTCTTGCGTACCCATCCGAACAGCATGCACACGAACAGCGCCTGCCAGCCTTCGAGCGTGATCAGATCACCATCGCGCGCCCACTTCCCCTTCACGTGGGGCAGGCACTCGACGAACAGGCAGGCACGACCCGCGCGCACCGGATCGTACTCGTACGGGAAGGTGGGATCCTCACGACTGGCCTTGAGGTCGGCGGCGTGCCGTGCGCAGAGCTGCTTGATGCGCACGCCTGCGACGCGCTCACCCGTGAGCACCTCACGCACGTAGCGGTGCGCGCGTGCCGTATAGCTGTGCAGCGGGATAGCTTCGAGCGTGAGCGTGGCGTTGGTGAGCGCCTCGATGTCCAGCGTGCCATCCTCCACCGCGTTGCGCAGCCACGTCTTGCTGACGGGGCCGCCGCGTTGGATCATGCTGCCGGTGCTGCCCCCTTTGGCGCCGAAGCTCGACATCAACGTGCTGATGGCCCCGTTGTAATGCCGCGCCTCGCGTCGGAAGCGATTGCCTTCTTGCGTGCTGCGCTGCCCACGCAGCACGCCCGGTATCTGGTCGGCCCGCAGGCCGATGTTGTCCTTACCGTTCACGCTGGTGCGCCTTGATGTCGAGATCGCCCAAGCTATCACGCACGCTGGCGGTGGCCCCGCTGCCGCAGGCAATGGCCACGGCGCATCCCACGGCAGTGATGGCTGTGATGCATAGGGCAAAACCATTCAGCAAACTGGCCCCGGCAGGCGATCCTATCAACGTGCAAACGGCTCCGGACGGCGGTGCCGCGTCCAGGACGTCCGACTTTTGAACCCCCCTACCCTTTCGCTCCGCCTTCACGCTCACTTCAAGCAGGCGCTCCAGCTCCTTCACATCGCGAACCCTCGGTGCCTCGTTCACACTCGGCAGAGGGTTCGGCTCTTGCCTTGCCTTGCCTGCATGGTGCGCCGTGCGCTGCTCCTCCATCGTCTTGAGGCTGTGGCAACGCTGGCACAGCGTCTGGTAGTTGGAAGGATCCCACATGCTGCCACCACTCGTTACTGGCACGATGTGGTCCACGCAGGTGCCACGCTCCACGCGTCCGTTGCGCCTGCACTGCTCGCACAGTGGATGCTCACGCCTCCACTGCCTGCTCACCTTGGTCCATGCCGTCGTGTATCCACGGTCACGCGAATCTCCTCGCTTGTGCTCGCCTCGCTCGCGCTCGCGCTCGGCATGTGCAGGGGCATGCACTGCGCACCATGCGTCACCACTCGCTGCGATGTTTGCGCAGCCTGCGTGGGCGCACAGCGCCTTCCACCCGGTGGCCATAGGGGCACACCATACGCCCATGCACTCGGCGTAGGCAAGCGCCTACACGCGGGGGCATGCGCTTCAGGGGGCACTTTCAGGGGGCACTTCTAAGACTGCGACCCAGACGGGGGCACTGATGGCGGTAGGGGGCAGGTGCAGGGGGTGTATATACCCTGGAAGGGTATACACCCTGCACCCCCTGCCAAGTGCCCCCTGAGGGGGCACAAAAATCGAGGGGGCAAAAACCCCCTGAACCATCTTGTGCCCCCTGAAGCCTACTTTTGCCCCGTTTGCAGCCGCACCAAGCCCGCCTTGGTCAGCTCGTACGTGTTGGGCGTATGTTTTCCGTCTACGACGCCGCCGGTGGTGGTGAGCTTGATCAACTTGTCTTCGAGCAGAGCCGTTAGCAGATTGCGGCACGCGGTGTCGCTGATCTGGATATGCACCGCGCGTGCCGTGCGACCCATGGAAGGCATCTGCTGAATGGATTGGAGCATGGCCAGCACGTTGTCGTCGTGCCGCTGACGCTTGACGACCTTCTCCTTCACCACGCGCGCCTTGGCCTTGGCTACCTCGCGCGCCTGCGCGCTGTGCGCCACGCGCTGAAGTGGTGGTTCCACAGGCATCGGCGTGCCGTCCTCCGCGCGAACGAACCACCATATCTCGTCAGACTTGTGAGCGGCATAGTTGTTCTTGTGAACGCTCAGGCCCACGTAGCGTCCAGCATCGTCGGGCGGCACTCCGTACAGCACTGCCTGCTCAGCCGTCATGCGCGTGTACATGAAAACGCCGCGCGCTGCATTGGTAAACGCCACGCTGCCCAGCACATCATCGACGGTGGAGTCCACCATGCTGCCTGCGCCGCGCTTGCGTACGTGCGCCACCACCAGCACGGCAGCCTGCGTGCGCTGTGCGATGGTGAGCAATCCGCGCATGAACGTCGTTACCTCGCCCGCGCTGTTGACATCGCTGCCGGAGAACGAGATGCCCGGATCGAGTATGAGCAGATCCACCGGGCCTGCCGCGTTGCATTCGTCGATGACGCGCTGCGCGAACTTGGTGAGCTTGTCGTCCTCGCCCACGATGCGCGTGGGCATGGTGGCCACCGGCACCATAGCCATGCGCTGACCGAGCAACGCGCGCTCCTCTGCGGAGAAGTCGAGCGTTCTCACCATGGATTGCACGCGCCTGTGGAGGTCGTCGGCATCGTCCTCCGCGCTGAGCACCAGCGTCTTGCCCGTGGAAGCATGGAGTGGAGGATCGAACAGATCGGTGCCGAAATAGCCCAGCGCGCTCTTGCGCTGAGCGGCGTGGTACAGCCCGAAACGATAGGCCATGTAGCTCTTGCCGGTGCCGCCCATGCCCGCCAGCAGAGCGACCTTGCCACGCATCACAGCCTTGTGCAGTACCCAGTCGATGCCGGGTGCATCGAGCGCGAGCATGTTGGCCACGCTGTGGGATGCGAACCAGCCTTGCGGGCCGAAGTCCGCTTGCGGATCACTCCGCCCGTAGCCGTTCTTGCGCGCGTAGAAGTAGAGCGTGCCGAGGGAGACGAGCTTGTCCTTGCCCTCGGGCTTGAATGACTTCCACTTCTCGCGCAGCGCCTCTTCGCCCGGATACTTGTCGCTGAGCTCGCTCCACCTGTTCCACACGCGAAAGCCGTACTCGTCGCCGTAGACGTGTTGCAGCGCCATGCCCACTGTGATCCACTCGAAGTAGTCGTCGGCAGGTACGCACCACAGCATGTCGCGCAGCTCGTTGCCTGTTGGCGCTTCGCTTGGCCTGCCGTCTGGCGCGGGTGCGCTTGGCGCTGGCGTGGCCGTGACTATGGTGGGCGTGAGCGCAGGCACGCGCGGCGGGTCACGCCCGTCGATCTCATGCCCGGGAATGAATCTGTACGTCTTGCCTTCGAACGTGCTGCCCGGCAGAACCACGTAGCCCATCATGTGACGTTTGACTTCGCCCGGACAGCCAAACAGCGCACGAATGGTGGCGTTGTTGAGCTGTGCATCGTCATCGACCACGATGTGTATGCCTCCACGCGCGCTCTGCACCGCGTTGGCTCCGGTGCGGTTGATGAACTCGAGCACGCTGGCGCGCACCTTGGCGCGCTCCGCTTCGTCGCTAACCTTGTAGATATCGCAGTCGAGCACGGCGGTGAACTCTGGCGGCGTGCCGAGCAGGTTGGCCTTGCCATCTAGCGAAGCGAGCCACGCTTCGAGCACCGCGTGGTCATTGCTGAAGTCCTTGACGCCGTGCTGCGTGGTGGGCACCTTGAGGCCTGCTGATGTGAAGCCCAGCCGCCAACCTGCCGCCAAGTACCGCTTGACGGTGTTGAGGTGTGGATGCATCTTGAGTTCGAGGGTGTTCATGTACGCTTGCCTCCCTTCGGCTGTTGCTTGAGCACCATCTGGTCATCCAGCTCGCGGTGTATGCCCGCCACGGCGGGCCACGCGCGATTGGTATGAAATTCGCAGTTGAGCACGTACGTGCCGTCGCCCTTGCGCTGCATGATCAGGTAGGGCATCACGGCTCCGCATACCGCACATTCGTGCTTCATGTCACGCTCCCTTTGCGCCCAAAGCCCGCAGCGTAGCGCATGCGCGCGTGAGCGTGTTCCCGCGCGCATGTGCGTGCGCGCGTGCTGTGCCGCGGAGCTTGGCTTTGTGCCATACTTAGGGCGTGGCGTTAAAGAGCGCACACGAATCCGAATCCTCCGGACGCATGAAAGAAGGACAAGCGGGTGAGAAGCCCGCTTTTTGACATGTGGAGTATCACACCTTGTTAAACAGTTTAACAAGGTTAGCGGGCACTAACATTGGAACACCAAAGTGCTAACCCGTGAGCCTCTATGCGCAGTAGAATAGGCGTACCTGTTGCGCATGCGCGCACAGGCAGCGCAGCACTCGCTCTTTAACCCCATTGGAGTTTCATATGTCAAAGACAAAGAAGTCAGCAACACCGACGCCCAAGGCCAGCACCAAGCTGGAGCCGCACGTTCTTGCGGAGCTCTTTCCGAGCATGACAGTCGACGAGCTGCGGGCGCTCACGACGGACATTTGCAAGTACGGTCTGCGTGAGCCCATCGTGCTGTACGAAGGCAAGATCCTCGATGGGCGCAGCCGCTATGCCGCATGCCTTGCCGCAGGCAGGGAGCCCGTGACCACGACGCTGAAGGCTGGCGTTGCACCGCGCGCATACGTCTACAGCGTCAATGCGCACCGGCGGCATCTCAGTGCTGTGCAGATTGGCGTTCTGGCCTCCAAGTACCTCAAGGACAGCAAGGAAAAGCTCACGCTTCGCGAGGTTTCGGAGCGGTTCGGCATATCATACGTCACCCTCTCGTACGTGCATCGTGCGTTGGAGAGCGGAGACGTGGATCTCAAGATGCTCGTGAACGCCAGCGGCACCAACGGCAGGGACATCAAGGCACTGCTGGAAGCCAAGGGCCTCGCCGAGAAACGCGACGAAGAGACCAAAGTGCTGGGGGCCGATGGCGTCATGCGCACCAAGGCCGAGGACGATGCCCACGAGGCGAGCAAGGTGCTGGGCACCGGCACCACCGCGCCTGCGCCTGTGCCCGCAGCACAGGCACGCGCAACGGCACCAATCAGCGCGGCAACGGGCACCGGGGCAGCGGCAGCACGCGCAGCCGCGCGTGCTCCCAGCACGGCGCATGTAACTCACGTACAGGCGATGCAGGAACTGGCCAGCACGCTGGCGCGCAGCACCGAGCAGGATCTGGAGGTGTTCTTCAAGGCAGCAGTGCAGAACACCGTGTGGAACAGGCTGCAACGCATCGCAGCCAAGCACGAAGCCTCCAAAGTCATCAACAAGGCGAAACAGCCCGTCAAGGAAAAGAAGTAGCTCAGCACACCCCCGCAAGCCCGCACAGGCACATCGCCTGTGCGGGCTTTTTTGTTGGCACAATGGCAGCGCAGCACCCTCAAACCCAAACAAATGGAGCAGCTATGATTTTGACCGAAGAACAGGTGGAAGCGCTCGAGGAAGCATTCAAAGCTATCATCGACAGCCGCCTCACCGAGCTGAACGTGATAACGAAGAAGCACAAGGCACCAATCGTCGATGAGGATGAGGAAGAGCCCGCCAAGCCCGCCAAGCCCGCCAAGGGCAAGAAGAACAAGAAGGTCGTCGAGCCCGAGCACGACTTCGACGAGGTGAAGAAAAAGCTCGTCGAGTTCATCGACGCCAAGGACAAGCAACAAGCCGTGGATGCGCTGTCGCGCTTCGGCGTCAAGAAGCTGACGGATCTCAGCAAGGATCAGTACGACGAGTTCTACGAGTACCTCGACAATAAGATGGAGAACGGCGAAGACCCGTCCGACGCCGAGGAGCTGTTCGGCGGCGACGAGTAACCCTCACATACACACGGCACCGGCAGGCGCAAGCCTGCCGGTTTTAATCATGACGACGCATTCCATACTTTCACCCAGCGCGTCTGAGCGCTGGCTCGTGTGCGCGGACAGCGTGCGTGCGAACACCGGCACCAGTGATCAGCCGAACGCCTACGCCGACGAGGGCACCACCGCGCACGCACTGCTGGAGCTGTGCATGCGCATGTCGTCTGACCCGCTGGAATTCATCGGCGTCGACGTAGCCAAGCTCGGCTTTCCGGTCACTGAAGAGATGGCTGGCGCGGTGCAGCACGCCATCGACTACATCCTGCAATGGCAAGCCGCCAACAAGAAGGGTGAGGTGCTGCTGGAAGAGCGCATCCATTGGGGCAAGTACCTCAACCTAGTGGAAGACGTGAGCAGCGGTACGAGCGATGCCGTGCTGCTGAGCCGGTACAGCGCCGTCATCATGGACTACAAGCACGGCGCAGGCGTGGTGGTGAGTCCTGAGCGCAACACTCAGCTGATGCTCTACGCACTGGGCGTATGCGCACGTGAAACCGCGCTGGCGACCTTCACGCTGTGCATCGTGCAGCCGCGCGCACGTCACATCGAAGGCCCGGTGCGCGAATGGCGCATTGAACGCAAGGATCTGCAGGAATGGGCACGACGCACCGTTGCGCCAGCCGCTCGCCTCGTGCTCGATGGTGACCGCAGCCGCAAGGCAGGCGAGCACTGTCGCTGGTGTGCGGCGCAGGCAACGTGCCGCGCGCTCAAGGAACTGGTGATGGAGACAGCCCACATGGATTTCGAAGACGCAGGTGACGTGAACGAGCTCACCCCTGCTGAGCTGGGCGAGGTGCTGAAGGTGCTACCCGTCATCGAAGCGTGGACCAAGGCAGTGCATGCACGCGCGCTCAGCATGTTGCTCGATGACGCTGGTGCCATCGAGGGCTGGAAGCTCGTGCATGGACGCCAGCCGCCGCGCCAATGGACGAACGAAGACGAAGTGCTGGAGATGTGCAAGAAAGCCAAGCTGAGCATCGACGCCTACGCGCCGCGCGAGCTGCGGTCGCCCACTCAGCTCGAAGGCCTCATACCGTTCAAGGGCAAAGCGGGCAAGGCAGATTTCCGCGCGCTGTTTGGCGCGTACATAACCCGCAAGGCAGCACCGCCCCACATTGCCAAGGCCTCCGATCCACGCGAACCGTACAAGCCAGAGGGTGACTTCGACGCGGTGGCATAATGGTAGTGCAGCACCCATCTATCCACAGAGAGGAGCTTTATGGTAGCAAAAGAAAAGGCCAAGGCGTCAGCCATCATGACGCCCGTTGGCGTGGTGTGCTTCGCCAACGTGTTCACGCCGCGTGCGTATCAGCCGGGTCAGCCGCCTGCGTACAGCATGCTGCTCGTCTTCGACAAGAAGGGCCTCGAAGACGAGTACTTCAAGGGCAACAAGCTGTTGCCACACGCACGCCATTGGAAGGACCTGCGCAACGCGGTGAGCGCTGCCGCCATTGCCAAGTTCGGGAAGGAGGAGGCCGCGCGGCTGGCCAAGCGGGGCAAGCTCAGCCTGCCGTGGCGCGATGGCAGCGACTACGAAGAGTACGGCGAGCCGTTCAGCGAGAAGAGCGTGTTCATCCGCCTCACCACGCGCACGGCACCGGGCGTGGTGAGCGCGCAGCGCAGGCCCATTCTCGACGATGGTGAGTTCTACTCGGGCTGCCTCGCACGCGCAACGGCTGGCGTGTGGGCGTTCGACACCGCCGGGAACAAGGGAGTTACACTGTTGCTCAACAACGTGCAGAAGGTCGGCGATGGCGAGCATCTCAGTGGCAGGCGCGCAGCAGAAGACGAATTCGAGGACGCCGAGGTAGGCAGCGGCGATGACGACGAAACCGACCCGTTCGCATAAGGAGAGCAGCATGGGGAAGAAGCAAGAAGTTGATCTGGACGACATCCTGGGCGAGGAGTCCCAGGAAGAACGCAAAGCCGTCAAGAGCGCCCGGCTCAAGGCGCTCGCACCGCAGAAGGGAGCCAGTGACATGGCAAGCAAGAAGGCGAAGGAGAAGGAAGTGTCCGTCATGCCGGACGTAAAGCCCGCCGCGCGGGCCAAGAAGAACGCGAAGGGCGCCGAGGTGAAGGAGAAGGAAAAGCCCGTCAAGAAAACGGCGGGCAAGGCCAAGCCCGCCACCAACGGCGGAGGCGAGAAAGCCGCGCGTGGTGAGGGGAAGTATTACTTCGATCCCGACGAGAAGGCCGAGGTCATGAAGCAGCTCGTCAAGATCAAGAAGCCCATCACCACCGCCGAGTACGCACAAGCCAACGACATCCCGACGTGGAAGGTGCGGCTGGCAGCCGTGGCCCTGAAGGACGAGGGCAAGCTCAAGATGACGCGCGAGGGTGGCGCGTTCACGCTGTCGCCGAAGTAGCAACGGCACCGGGCCAGCGCAAACGCTGGCCCGGACTGTCTAGTCTATGCGAACTGCTCACCTCGACTACGAAACCTTCAGCGAGCTGGACGTGCGCAAGGTAGGCGCGTACCGCTACGCGATGGACCCATCAACCGAAATACTCATACTCGCGTACGCCTTCAATGACGAAGAGCCGCGCGTGTGGCTACCGCATGAAGATCCACACGCGCCGAAGG